TGGGTGCGGTATTAGCAAAGGGTGTCGCGAGTCGCGGGGCGGCATCCATCTTTTTTATCTAATCTTTTTTGTTGACCGATTCGGCGGCGGGTGGCATAAGTAACTTAATTGATGTGTCGGTAAGTCTGAAGAAGAACGAAAGCGCATCATAGGCGGCGGGGGTGTAGGAACGCGGACAAAAGGGCATAACAGTTGAGCGGGGTTGTCCCGCTAACCAATAGAAGGAATAACCAACCATGTTTGATTTAGTACCAACCCAGTCCCTTGATAATGCAAGGGCGAAAGGCAGCGACCTTTCATCTGTACACCATGACGTTTTTGACGTTGCGGTCTATAACGAGTTTGCCAGCTTCGAGCCGGTACCAGTCGAGGCCGTCGTTACTGATGCCGATGGCATTGTTGAGCCGCAGCGCATGCCATATCATGCTTTGCGTAATACTAGGACGAACCGCGTCGCTGATGTGACGCCATTCAATCTGGATACATACAATCTCACACCCCATGCCGAACTAATGTTGGAGCAATCCACCATTTTGAACGGTTCCGGTTTGCGGGATTATCTGGAAAATGTAGAAGTTTGCGACCGTGTCTATGAACAGGGCTTGCGGGTTCATCGCACAATCTATTTTCACGATTTGACCGATATCAGCCGGACAAGAACAGGCCAGCAGGATAAGAGCCGGTGCCGTCTGGATATCTTCAACAGTGTAGATAAGTCATGGACGTTACAAGTGTTCAGCGGTGCATATCGTGACCTTTGCCGGAATACTTTGGTTTTTGGTGGCGAGAAGGCATATCACCAGAAGGCCAAACACACCAAGAACATGAATACCGGCGCACTTATAACAAAGGGCGTTTTGGGCTTGGAAATGTGGGACAGCCAGCGGGACACGATGCAAGCCTATCGTGATACCGGCATGACTGAAAAGCAATTCAACGACGTTTTAATTGATTCCGGCTTGATTGATAAGGTGGGCAAGGTTGCAGAAAACAACGATGAATTGAAGGTCAATCAAAAGAAGCTTGCGACCTTGTTAGACCTATATGGGAAAGAAACCCGTGAACTAGGTCAAACAATGTGGGCGGCATTTAATGCCTTGACCCACTGGTCTACTCATTTGCCGGATGCCAACAAGGGTGGCCGGATTGAAAAGAAACAGCTTGATAAATCTATTGCCGTTCGTGATCTAATCCAGTCGGACGCATGGACAAGCTTCGGAAAGGTTGCCGCTTAACAATGGGCGAGTTTATTGCTAATGCTTACAAGGTTGTCTGGATCATCTTCCTTGTTCTTGCTATTTTAATGATCTTATAAACCAACGCCCTGAGGGGCAGAAAGAAACCAACCAATGACTAAATCAATTGAAACAATCCGCGCAGCACTTGCTAACGATCTTATCCTTGCTGAAGAGGCGGCAAGAATGGACGAACGCGAAAAGCTAAATGCACAATGGAAGGCGTACCTTGCCGAACTAGAGACAAGCTATGCCAAGCGCACAAAAGCGATGAATGACAGAATTGACAGCTTGTTTGCTGATCGCAACGGTGAAAAAACCGACCGGCAGCCGGTAAAGGTTCGCAAGCTTTGTGCGGGGCATTATCGCATCATTGCCGAACTCAAGAAGGGTTTCACGGCTTGGCCGACCTTGATGGGCTTGACCGGTTATTCGCGGTCAACCGTCAAAACATACTTGAAAGAAATCAGGCATCATGGGTATGTGATCAAGACCCGCCCGAACTTGTCCGGCAATTCCCGCTTTCGGAAGCTTTACAAGATCGCCAGCTAATGCTATCAAAATCAGGCGGGGCAGCGGTTGCCTCGCCTAAACCAACAGAGAAGGAATATAGACCGATGACTAATAACAAAGCCTTGAATATCACCCCTGAAACCAACGCTGATGATCTTGTTGTCTTGGATCGTAAACAACTAGTCATGTTTGCAAAGCAGTTGCAGCACCTCAACACGCTGATGAACCACCTTAAACAAACAGCCGATCTATTAGGCATTCCCGATTGGGACTTGGATCGAAACAATACGGTTAAAGCCTATGCTGAACAGTTGAAGGTGATCAAAACCGACGATTAACCGACGCGCATTCCTCCCCACTTGAACCCGCTTGGCTAGTCCGGCGGGTTTCTTTTTGCCTGAAGCCTAGTAAATACCGTTGCGGATTGATATCGCGGGATAATCTGGGCGGGGCTATTCCGCTGCATTGCTAACAAATACGCACTCAACATCCCACTAATAAAGTTTGCGGTACCGTTTAAAGTGTCAGGCGGGATTTTAAAAAGGGCAATGTGTCGCGCTATATAGAGGGAAAACAGGCGGGATCATTCCGGCGGGTTTGCTTGTTGGGTGGTTTCCTTGGGCTTGGCAAGAGGGAGACCCCTTTAGGGGCGTACAAGGGCCACTGGGGGGGACCCAGTACCTGTTAGCAACCTCTCCCGTGATTTTATCCGGCAGGGTTATCGATACGGTTATGAAACCGACGTGTAGGGGAAAGGGTTTGTCTGTGGTTTAGGCAAAAAAAGACCCCAAAGGGATCTCCCAGTGGGGTAAGAAACCGACGTATAGGGGGAATGGGGTGGTATAGTGTTATTTCCCGGCGGGTCTTACCCTCAGTATAAGGGTCAAATTCATTTTTGTCAAGAAAAAACTAACCAATACCGCTATTTTATACATTTGTTATTGACTTACAGGATCTTGACCCCTATACTTGTGTTGTGGGGCTAGATTATTCTAGCGCATCCCGACAATTAACCTCTTGACTTGTAACAACAGGGAGATGTAGGCTAAGAAATCGGTCCCACATCTCATTTACAAGGTAATCGACATGCTATATGAAGCAGCAATACTCGTCTGCCTGTCGGTTTCACCCGACACATGCCACGAACTCAAAGATACACGCGGTCCTTACGAGACAAAAGAAGCCTGTAAGGCTCGTGTAGACGAGATGTCTAGGTTTGCAATCAAAGTTCACCTATTCGAACTCGATATCAAGTGGAAATGTGCGTCGGTTTCGGGACAAAACGATGAATCTACTTCCCCAGACACACAAGAAGAAGGAACTGAGTCCTCAACAGGAAAAGTTCCTCGACTTTCTGTTTGAAAATGGCGGACAAGTCACAGCAGCAGCCATCGATGCCGGTTACTCGCGGGGTTCTGCCGCGTGGCTACGTTCTACGCTTGCTGATGAGATTATTGACCGCACAAAAACAGTCCTAGCTACTAACGCATTCAAGGCTGCAAGCCGCGTCATAGCAACAATAGACAATCCTACCCCTGAACGTGGAGATGACTTGCGCCTCAAGGCTGCTGAGTCGCTCCTAAACCGCGTTGGCGTAGCAAAGCAAGAACAAATCAACCACAATGTAACCGCCGTTCACGGCGTAGTCCTGTTGCCGCCTAAGAAAGAGGTAATTATCGATGGCTAACGATAAAGAAATCCGCACCGACGGTCGCACGGACAAAGAAATCCGCATAATTGCAGCGGAAAACATCACAAACTTAACCGACAACCAGCTAGATCGACTCAAGCTGATTAGTCCGCCTAAACAGAGGCTGGCTGGCGGTGGCAAAGCTTGTCGTGGACGTGCCGCACAAGGAAGCGCAGAAAAAAGCTAATGTCGGAAGACATCGTTCCTAAAAAGAAAGCGGGTCGACCTAAGAAAGATCCGAACGCACCGAAACAAACGTATCAGCTATCTACGGCTGAACGTGCTCGTCGTGGTGCACAAAAGCGACTACGTGCCGCAAAGAAGAAAGCAACAGAATCCACTAGAAAAGCAGAAGCACAAAGAGACTATGCACGTAAACTCGAAAAGACAATCGGAAAAGTTGAAAAAGGTATCAACGGCGACGGAAGTACAGTGGTCGACATGGGAGATCTCTCCGTTCTACCCGAATCCGTATCTGAACTCGTACAAGACAGTGAAATTGTATTTCAGCCAAACGCTGGACCACAAGAAGAGTTTCTTGCAGCGTCAGAACAAGACGTTCTTTATGGCGGAGCCGCTGGTGGCGGTAAGTCGTTCGCTCTACTTGCTGACCCCTTACGCTATTGTCACAACCCTAATATGCGCGGCCTTCTTCTCAGACGCACCTTAGACGAACTAACAGAACTAATTGATAAGTCACGCCAGTTATATACAAAGGCGTTCCCCGGAGCAAAGTTCCGCGAATCAAAATCCACGTGGGTTTTCCCATCCGGCGCAACCATTTGGTTTACCTACCTAGACAGAGATAAAGACGTTACTCGTTTTCAAGGACAGGCTTTTAACTGGATAGGCATCGACGAAATAACACAATATCCAACCCCTTATGTCTGGGACTACCTTCGTTCTCGTTTGCGTAGTACCGATCCCGAACTACAGAAATCTTTGAATATGCGTTGTACAGCCAACCCCGGCGGTGTCGGTGGCTGGTGGGTAAAGAAGATGTACATCGATTCTCGTACAGAGAACGTCGCCTTCCCCGCATACGACATAGATACTATGAAGCCGTTTGTGTGGCCTAACGGTCACGAAAGGGCAGGTCAGCCGTTGTTCTACCGCAAGTTTGTACCGGCACGGTTGACAGATAATCCCCACCTCATGGCAGACGGTCAATACGAAGCCATGTTGAGATCGCTCCCAGAAGTCGAGCGGAAGAGGCTTCTCGAAGGGGATTGGGATGTGGCAGAGGGAGCAGCCTTCCCTGAATTTACGCGGAGCAGACACGTTGTCGAACCTTACGATCTACCTACCAATTGGCCTCGCATTCGAGCGGCGGACTACGGCTACGCCAGCCCGTCGTGCGTTCTTTGGGGGGCTATTGACTGGGACAACAATATCTGGGTTTATCGTGAGTTGTATGCTAAACACTTGACAGCAGAGCAGTTGGCTGATAAAATACTAGAAGCAGAGCAATTTGATCCGTTACCTCATTATACCGTACTCGATTCTTCCTGCTGGAACAAGACTGGCTTTGGACCATCTATTGCGGAAGTTATGATGAGACAAGGTGTTCGCTGGACTCCTTCAGATCGGAACCGTATTCAAGGTAAGATGGAGGTTCACCGCAGACTTGCGGATGATCCTTATTCACAGGAACCACGTCTTCGCATATTCTCTAACTGCCAGCACACAATCAAACAGTTGGCAGGTATCCCGCTATCAAAAACCAACAGCGAAGACGTGGATACTAAAGCGGAAGACCACGCATACGACGCTTTACGTTACATGGCAATGACACGTATGAGCGGGTACGCAGCAATCCACCAACAATTAGGCGCAATCAAGAACCACGTATATAAGGTTCAAGATGACGTGTTCGGATATTAATAGATGGCTGAACTAACCAAACAAGAAAAAACCGTTGTCGATGCGTTCCTAAATACGCAACGAGCATTGTTTCCTGACGGCGACATTCCTTCTTTAGAAGAGGTACGCGCACGAATTGACTCCGGTAGTCACACCGTTGGTGATGCGTTCATTGCAAAGATGTACAACGATGGCGTACCGGATGAGCCTATTCTTGCTGAGTTAGACGAAACAAAAGA